TAAACCTTCTGAAATTATTCAAAAGATTCAAGACTCTTACTACTATCAGGACTTCTCTTATGCTGTTAAGTCTTCTACTTCTATTAGTGAGTGGAAAGAGATTCTTATTAAGAACGTTCACCCTGCATCATTCAAGGTATTTGGTGAACTAAACCTTAATGAATATGGTTATATTCCAAACAAAGAGACATTCTTCCAGTTAACTAAGTCTGTTGAACTTGCACAGGAAGCGATTGTTCCTAATATACAAAACTTTGCTCTTGTTGAACCTGTTTACTCTGAGTTTAATAATACAGAGGTATTATTCAGACAGAAACGATTAACATCTTCTGAGAACATTTTAACATCTGTTGTACAAAGAATTGATGATGTTTCCTCTCTATTTGATGGTGAGAGAATATCATTCCCTCTAACAGTTAATGGGGACAACGTTGTTGCGAACGCTAATCAGTTAATGATCGTTCTTAATGGTGTTGTACAAACTCCTGGTACTTCATTCAGTATTCAGCAAGACTCTATAGTCTTTAGTGAAGCACCACAACCACCTGCTAGTGTAAAATATGTAAACGTTGTTATTAATCAGATTCAAACTGTTGCAATGGAATTTACTAATATTAGTGGTATTTTCCCTAACGTCAGTAATGATCTAGTTGGTACAAGTTCTAATGCTCGTTTAACAACTACTAGCGTTGTTGGTAATACTGTTAATGGATTCATTGTAGGATCTGATTCCTTTATAGTTGGTGAATTGGTAACTGTTAGTGCTACTGGATTCTCTGCCAACGTTGCTTCAGTTACTAATGTAGTTAATCAAGGTTTATTCGTCTTTAACGAGAAGGTAACTAACTTCCAAGGTGATACTGCACAAGTAGAAGCAATTAACCTACAGAAAGGTCAAGAAACTCCTCTTGCTCAATTACGTTATACTATTGGTCTTTCAACTACTTCTGTTGAAGTTGTTAAGTATAAGACTGATAATAGTGCTGCAGATGAGGCAGTTCCTGCAGGAACCTTTACTACTACTAAGAATTATCAGTTTGGTTCTGAAATCTTTAGAGTTGATACTATTACACAGAATAATGATTCTACTACTCTTGGTATAACCAGAGCACAGAATGGAACTACTGCTACTGCACAACAAGAAGATGTACCTCTTTATGGAACTGATATTACAATTACCAATAATTTAACTTTAAGTAAGACTACTGGTACATATCAGTCTACTCCAGGTTTATTTGATATTCAGTTAAATGACTACATTATTGCTGCTCAGTCTGGTGTTGTTGCTCAAATTACAGCAACTAGCACATATCAAGACCCTGTAACTCAAGAGTTTATTGGACAGGTTAATATATCTCCAGGATCATCCTTCTTCGGACTATTATTCAACAGAATTACATCTACATCATATCCAAACGTTGTCTTAGATGATATATCTAAGTCTCAAGTTAATATTGTTAATTACACTGATAACGATACTCCATTTAACGAAAACTTCCCTGCTAATGAACAAATTAATAACTATGTCATTCCTTATGACAATGCTAGTGGTGCATTAGTAGAAAACGAAACTATTCGCAACTATAAGATTGAATATGGTAATAGTAGTGGTGATTTTGCTGCTAGTGAAGAAGGTAAAGTTAGAAAGATAACTTTCAAAGATAAAAAGGGTAGTGGATTCTTTGTTGCTGGTCAAGTAATTAGAACTCCTGATACTAAAGCAGAAGTTGTTGGATATAGTCAAGCAAGACAAACTGTTTATGTTGGTAAGATTGGTAGATCAAAAGCAAGTGGTGAAGATTATCATGATATAATTTTCCACAATAGTGCTCAAATTGATACTGCACAGAAGAAATTTGGAACTGCTTCATTATTATTAGATTCAGCAACTACTGACTATGTTAATATTGCAACTTCTTCAGAGTTTGCATGGACTACTAATGCATTTACTATCGAGTTCTGGGTACGTGCTGATGCATCATCTTTAAGTGGAACTGCAACTCTATTTGATCAAAGAGCAAATGCAACTGAAGTTGCTATAAGAATTTACTTAGAAGCTGGTCAAATACGTTATAACGTTAATGGATCTGATCTTGTAACTTCTGGTGCTACAACATTGAACAATAATGTTTGGTATCATGTAGCGGTTCAAAGATCTTCTACTACATCTAAGATTTTACTTAATGGTGCTGAAGTTGGTACTGGTACAGATAGTAGCAACTTCCCACAGAAACCAATAAGAATTGGTGCTGACTATGCTGGTGCTAATGGATTTAAAGGACATATTGATGAGTTAAGGGTATCACCTACTGCTCGTTATTCTACACTTCCATTTACTGCAGCAACTGGTATTCATCAAGGTGATGCAAATGCAAAACTATTAATTCATTTTGATGGTCCTGATGGTGTAAATTACACTGAAGATTGGTCTGGTGGTGAGAGTTTTACTGCTGGAGAAGAGTTTAATAATGATTCTATATTAGCAAGTACTCGTGCTATTGGTAAGCACACTTATGATGGTGGTACTTCATCTAATGCTATCACAATTACTGCTGGTAGTGTTCAGAAGGATGTAACTGCTGCAACTTATGACCACACAACAGGTGTCTTGGTATTAACTATCGGATCTCATAGTTATACAACAAGTGATACTCTTACTATTGGTGCCAATAAGTTATCCTTTACTTGTTCACTTGATAATAACGCTACATCACACACTTATCCAAGAACTACTGACCCTGCATATGGAACTGCTTTAGCAATTACTGCAGTAACTGGTACAACTGTAACTGTTAACGTTGGTATTGCTTCTAAGGGATTTGTTGGAAATTCACACAGATACTTAGATGCTGCTGATTTATTAGTATCAAATATTGACTTCATTAAGAATGAGACAGTTCATATAATGAAGGAAGTATATACTCAACATACAGTTAAGGGTAGTGAAGCTGATTGTGAAGATGATGTAAGAGATGTTGTCAATTCATTAGTAGATGATCTTCGTAATGGTAGTAATAGTCATATGTGGACTGCTGCTTCTTACTACGTTGATAGAACTACTAACCCAATTCAAATTCAAGCAAGTACAGTAGAAGCAGATGTTTCAATGACTGTCTTTGCATATGAAGTGATGGATAAGATGGTTAGATTCATCGTTAATAATGTACCTTGGGAAATACAAGGAGATCATGGATTTATACAGAAATTTGATGCTACTTTAACAGAATCTGATTATGGTGGTCTTGTACAGAAGACACCTACAAATGCAGATTATGATCCTGTAACTGGTGAATTAACACTAACAGTTTCTAGTCATGGACTTGCTGCTCCTAGAACAATTACAGCAACAGGTTCGACATATACTGCTACAACTGGTGTTTTAACTATTGTATCTAATGGACATAATCTTGTACAAGGAGATAGAATTAAGTTTAAGCCCAATTCTATAGTATTTAATTGTACATCTGATGGTAATACTGTTAATCAAAGTTATCCTAGATCAGATGATCCAGCTGGACAAGGTTGGTTAGAAGTTACATATATCGATGCAAATAACTTTAGTGTTAATGTTGGTAAGTCTCCAACCGTAAGTTATACACCAACTGCAGGAGTTTATGATGCTGAGACTGGATTCTTAACCTTTAATATCGGTGATAATGATCTAAAACCAGGTAGTAAGTATACTCCTACTGGAGTTGCTTATACAGCATCTTCAGGTGCTATGACTATTACCATTGATAATAACTTCGATGTTAATAATGCAGATTATGATGGTGATACTGGAGATTTAGAACTCTGGATTGGACCTCATAGTCTTGATATAGGTACTCAGGTTAAGATTGCTAATAATTCATTGTTCTTCAAGTGTTCAATGGATGAGGAGAGAGCAATTCATGCTTATCCTAGATCTGGTGATCCTGTTAGTGGTCAAGATCTTGAAATTACTAAAATAACCGATAAGAGTATCGTAGTTAATGTTGGTGCTACACCAATCGTCAACTATACACCTACTGGTGCTGCATTTACTCCAGCAACAGGTGAAATGGTATTAACCATTGGTACTCATGATATTGCTGTTGGTGATTCTATCAAACTTATTGATGGATCTATTGAATTCAGTTGTGGTGCTGGTGCTGGTAATCACTCATATCCTAGAACTTTAACTGATGATATTTCAGCTACTGGTGCAACTTACAATGGCACAACTGGTTTATTAACAATTACCAGTGCTGGTCATGGATTAACTGCTCCAAATAAGATTACTCCAACAGGTGCATCTTATAATGCCTCAACAGGTATTATGAGAATTACTAAGTCTACTCACAACTATAAGGTTGGTGATAGAGTTAAATTGGAAGATGGTGCTATTACCTTCCAGTGCACAATGGATAATAATGCTACTAACCATGCATATCCTAGACCTAGTGATCCAATTAGCGGTCAATGGGTATCTATTGTTGCTGTACCTGACAATAATAACTTTGATATTCCTGTAGGTGCATCTGCTCTTGGAAATTATACACATTCATTCGTATCTGCAACTACAGATGGCGTTAAGAAGTGTAATGACGTTGTTAAATTAGAAGATGGTGCTATAACATTCAAGTGTACACAAGATGGTGGTGCTACTAACCATGCTTATCCTCGTTCTACTGACCCAATTAGCGGTAAGTGGATGAATGTAGAAGAAGTTGCTGGTAATGACTTTACTATACAAGTATTAGATTCTATACCTTCAACTAACACAACGACTCATACTTATGTTACTTCTACAACTAACGGAATTAAGAAGAAGAGAGACCCATTCCAAGGAACTGCTATTACTGTTGAGTCTGTTGTTGCAAACACATCTATTACAATTAACGTTGGTATTTCTTCCAACACTACTACTCATACATTCCAAAGTGCTGTTTCTGGTGCTGTTATTTCTGGTGGTAATTATGCACATACATTCGTATCTGCTGCTACTGGTGCTGTAATTGGTAATCATGGATTCCATATTGGTGATAGAGTGATGTTTGATAGAAACTCACTTGTCTTTACCTGTGATATGGATGGTAATGCAACTGAACATGCATATCCTAGAACTACTGATCCTAAGTACAACACTTGGTTACCTATTAGTAGTGTAACTACAAATACCTTTGATGTTAATGTAGGAGCATCTCCTTTAGTAACATTTACTCCAACTGGTGCCACATACAATCCAACTTCAGGTGAATTGGTACTAACAATAGGATCTCATAGTTTATCAGTTGGTGAAAATATTGAAATATTAGCAAATGGATTAACATTCAGTTGTACTCAAGGTAGTCTTGGTAATGGATCTTATCCAAGAGCAGCAGGTGCTGGTACAAACAGTGGTGCTGACTATGCTTACAATACTTCACTTGAAATTCTTGCTGTAGGTGCTACTACAATCACAGTTAATGTTAACGGTGGACGTGGACCTATTACAAACCTCACAACTCATACATTTGTTTCTGCAACTTCTGGTTGTATAGTCTCTGGTGGAAACTATACTCATACCTTCAAGTATGCTTTACCAAATAGCATGACTCGTGCTGGAGAGACTTTAAGAATAGTTAAAGACGGTATATCGTTCGAGTGCGATCAAGACAATTATAAGACAATTCACTCTTATCCTAGAGGTGATGATCCTGGTTATAATACTTCACTACCAATCTATAATAATGGTATTGAAATGACTGCAGAGAATGCGTCATACAATCCTGCAACTGGTGAAATGACTATTACTATTATTGGTCATGGAATGACAACCACTGATCAGATTAGAATTGAAAATCATTCATTAGGATTTACTTGCACAAGAGATGGTAATAAGAAGGTTGCTAGTTATCCAAGATTAACTGATCCATATCAAGGTAGATGGTTAAGAATCACTGCTGTAACTGAGAATACATTTACAGTTAATGTTGGTTTTGATGCTCTTGTTGGTAATCAGTACGTTCATACATTTGTATCTGCTGTTCCTCATGGAATAGTTAAACGTGATAATACTATTACTGTTAATATTGGTAAGTCTCCAGTAGTTGACTACACACCTACCGATGCATCTTACAATGCAACTACAGGTGCTTTAGAATTGACGATTGGTGCACATAGTTTACCTGCTCCAACAACTCATACAGTTACTGATGCAAATTATGTACCTTCAACAGGTATAATGACATTGACTATTGCAGGTCATGGATTCTCTAATGGTGAGAAGATTAAACTTGCAGATGATTCATTAACATTCACTTGTACTCATGGATCTGGTAATAAGACTTATCCAAGATCTACTGACCCAATTAGTAAGAAGTGGGTTCCTATTAGTAATGTAACTACAAATACTTTTGATGTTCAAGTCTTAGCTGAAATTCCTTCTACTAACGTAACTCCTCATACATTCCAATCAGCAACATCTGGTGGATTGAGTAAGGCAAATTCAACTGTTAAGTTAGCACCTAATTCACTTAAGATGACCTGTGATCAGGATAGTGATGCTACAGTACACACATATCCAAGAGCAGAGCAAAGTAGGCATACTGCTTCTGCTGGTACATTGTATAACCCATCAACAGGTATAATGACAATTACCACTGCATCTGCACATGGATTTGCTGTTGGTACACCAATAAGATTTGAGCCTAACTCCTTGAAGTTTACATGTACTAAGGATCAGGATCAAACTGAGCATACTTATCCTCGTGCAACTGACCCTGCAACTAATAGATGGTTCTTTGTAGAGTCTGTACCTTCATCTACTACATTTAAGGTTCAGGTTCTTGACACTATTCCTTCAACGAATATTACTAATCATACATTCGTTTCTGCTGAAAAAGGTGGAATTGTCGAAGGTGATCCTTTAGTTGCACAGGCAATTCCAGTTGATGCTGTAACTGGTACTACAATTACAATTAATACTTTAGATGGTTATACTGCTTCTAACACTACAACTCATGCATGGGTTGGTGTTAACTACAACCAGTACACTCCATCTGCAGCAACTTATACACCAACTACAGGTGATTTAGAATTAACAATTCCAACAACGAACTTTACTCCAACTGCTGTATCATATACTCCAGCATCAGGTGTTATGGTTCTAACTATTGGATCTCATACTCTTAGTGTTGGTGATACTATTAGAATTGATGCTAATTCATTAACCTTCACTTGTGATTTCAATAGTGATGGTGATACAACTGAGAAGACATATCCTCGTGCAACAGGTGCTTCAACATTCTCTGGTGCTGACTATGCTTATAACAGAGATCTAACGATCATTGATGAAGCAGCAACAACTATTACTGTTAATGTTAACGGTGATGCAACTACTATTACAGATACAACAACTCATAACTTTGTTGCTGGATCTGAGAATACTAACTGCATTAAGGTTGGACACCAAATGAAGAATGGTGAGAAGATTAAGATTACAAATAACTCACTTAACTTTAGATGTAATATGGGTGATGATGCTGGATTGCATTCTTATCCACGTGCAACTGATCCAGTTAACAACAGATGGTTAGAGATTTCTAATGTAGATTACAACAAGTTTACTGTTAATGTTGGTAAGTCTCCACTTAAAAACTATACTCCTTCTGATATTGATTACAACCCAACATCAGGAATAATGAAGATGACTATTGGTCGTCATGATTTGAGAAAGGGACAGAGTATTAAGATTGCTACCAGTTCACTTAAGTTTAGATGTGCACATGATGACTATGCAACTGATCACTCATATCCTAGAACAACTGTTAACACAATTACACCTACTACTGCTGCCTATGACACTGGTAATGGTCGTATAACAATTACTGTAAACGGTCATGGTTTAGGTAATGGTGATTGGGTTAAACTTGCTGACAATGCATTAACATTCAGTTGTGCATTTGGTGGTGCATCTGGTTCTGCTGCCGAGAAATCTTATCCAAGATCTACTGACCCAATTAGCGGTAAGTGGCTTAGAGTTGAGAATGCACAGACAAATACATTCGATATCTTAGTCTTAGATACATTACCTTCAACTAATACTGACGCACATTCATTTGTATCTGCTGTTTCTGGTGGAGTTAGTGTTAAGAAAGATAGTTCTTATGATGCTCCAGTTGAGATCACTGAGGTAACTGATACAACTATCTCTGTTAAAGTTGTTAAGAAGACTCCTTCTACTAACACAACTAATCATATCTTTGTAGCAGCAACTGCTAATGCGATTACTGCTGGTGGAAACTATACACACACATTTGTTAAGGCAGATACTAACTCCATAACTCGTGCTATGCTTTACACTGGTGGTGGATATAATCATAGATTTGTTTCTGGTCTTGCTAATGCAATAACAACTGGTGGTGATTATGTACATACATTCCAGTCTGCTGACACTAATGGAATAGTTTGTGCTGGTGATGCAATATTCATTGCTCCAAATTCACTAACATTCAAGTGTGCTCAAGATAACTTTGCTACAAATCACACTTATCCTCGTTTAACTGATCCTTCATATAATCAACTTCTACCTATTACGAAGGCATCTACAAATACATTTACTGTTAATGTAAATCCTTCACCAATTAATGATCAATATGCACATACATTTGTAAGTTCTACATCTGATTGTATTACTAAATCTCAGTTTAGTCTTGCTGATTGTTCTGATGTTACTTCAACTGCTAATAACTTAGTCACTATCTTAACTGATACACTTAACAGTGCAGTTCTAGCATCTCCTGTAGATCATCTTGCTACTATTACTAAGCAAGAACCAAAAGCAGAATTTGTTGGTGGAACGATTGATTCCTATAGGGAAGTTGGATTCCCAGTTTCATATCACGATGGTACAAGTGATCTAATTTATACTGCACAAATAGATGCTGATACTCAGTACAGGTTCCGTGATGCTGCTGAATTAATTCGTGCAAACAGAGGTGTTATCGTTGATAAAGCAGCATTTGATATGCTTACAAGATATCCAGATCTTGCATTAGATATGCCAAGAAATGCTAATGGTACATCTACTGATGGTACATTACGTTGTAAGACTGACCTTGGTTTGATTGTTGATGCTATTGCAAATGATATTGAAGATGGTGGTAATGAGAAGAGTGTAGAAGCAGCAAACTTCTATCTTGGAAATAATAATGAACTACTTCATATACGTCTACAAGTTTGGCAGTCAATCTATGCACATGATCGTATTGGTGTATATGTTAAGCAAGCAATCACTGGTGATTTAACTTATGATAATACTGATGACATTATTGTTGGTGATTGGGATATTACTGATAATAGCGGTTCTGGTAACTGTGCAAACGTAGCAACTGCAGTTGATACATTGATTACTACAATCAATGATATGATTGCTCCTACTGGAAATGATTATAATATTGGTGGTAATAGACTTTACTTTAACAGAAAGTATATTGCTGAAGAATGTACTGGTTATACAAGTACTGAATTTAACTATACTCTTAATGCAATAACCTATAACGCATTTAGTTATCCTGGTGCTGCTGGTGAAACAACTTGCCAGAGAGACCTTAAGTTGATTATTGAAAGTATTTGCTCTGATTTACAAACAGGTGGTAATAATAGTACTATTGCTGCAATGGAAAAATATCTCGATGCTGCCTTACAAATAGGACAGGTTGAGGAAGAACTTCTTGCAACTGCATTTGCTATTAATAAGATCAAAGAGATTGGTGGATATGTACTTAATAATGTACAGTATGACTTTAATAGTGGTGAGCAATCTCCTAACTACGCTGCACAATATTCAAATACTGATGCTGTTAGAGATACAGAAACACCTACAGATATTGCTTCTGTAATTGATAGATTTGAGTATCTAGTTGATGTTGCTAGAGATATAATTGCTCCTGCTAAATCAACTGGTAGAAGTGCTGGTAAGAACATTCTCTTTAACTACAACTATTATAAGGAAGAATTAACTCAGCAAGTTAATACTCAATTTGGTGCTGGATCATGGACATATGATTCATTCTTGACTAATATCATTAATGATATGTGCCATGACATCGCTACAACTGATATTACAGATAAGAAAGATGCTCGTGAAATTACATTAAGTTCAGTTTACAATTCATTCCAAGTTGGTGAAATAGTTTACTCTAGCAATGGTGCTTATTCAGAAGTCTTAGAATGGGATGACGACACTCAATTCTTAGTTGTTGGTCCTTTCACTGGTCCAACTTGGGTTGCTAATAATACACTTACTGGTCAAACCTCAAATGCAGTTGCAGTAATATCTGCTATTGGTCCAAAATATGACTGGTACAACACACCATGTAACGTACAAACATTAGCACATGCTAGAACATTAGGATCTAATATTACTGGTGAAGTTCCTGGAACTAACTTGTATAGTAATCCAGAAGCATTAGCAAGTGATTGGACTTCTACTGAAACAACATTTACTAATAATGCTATTGCTTCTCCAGACTTAAATGTTACTGCTGAGAAGGTTATACCAAGTACAAACACAGGTCTTCATACTATCAGTAGAAACTATAGTTTGACTGCTTATGATACCTTTGATGATGGTACTATTAAGTGGGATACTTCAGGTCAGAAGTTTGACGAAGGTGCTGCTGGAACAAATGCTACGCAGACGTTTACATTCTCAATGTTTGTTAAAGCTGCTGGATATACATCACTTCGCTTCCAGATGTCTCTTGACGAAGGAACTGCTGCTGTACAAAGAATATTCTTCGATCTTAACTTAACTGCAGGTACTATCGGCACTGTCTTTACACCTCAAGGTGGTATGACTAATGATGCTGCAGGAGTAGTTCCTCTAGGTAATGGTTGGTTCAGATGCTATATCACAACTACATTCTCCTTCGGTTTCACAACTTTACAGAATAAGATTATTGTTAATAACGCTGCTGGTGCTCAGTCTTACGCTGGTAATGGCACAGACGGTATCTATGCTTGGGGTGCTAAGTTAACTAAGACTGCACTAGATCCTTATCAGTCTGGTGATGGAACTATATTCTATTCTGATGCAACTTATAATATCAACAATTACACATTTGATATTCTTGAGGATTATATCAGTCAGGCATTACAGAATGGTCTAACACAACCTTCACCTAACGCTGGATTCTACAAGTACTTTGATGCTACTGCTTTCGCAGATTATAATGAGAGATCTATTCACAGATTGGTAAGATATCAACTTAATATTCTACGCAATCAGATTAAGACTGGAACATACTTTACTCAGATTAATATTAATAATGGCGTTTCACTTCCAACTAAGACTTATGGAACAAGAACACTTCCAATAGGTGTATCTGGTGGATTGAATAACGCAGACTTCATGTATGGTACATCTTCTGATAGTTATGGTGAACTTGAATCTCTATCAGAGAATTCAGGTAAGGTTGTTCAGGTATATCAAAGATTTAGAATCGATGGTGATATTACCGATGGTCCTTTCACTATGAATGAAGTTGTTGCCAAGCAGGGTGCACCTTCTATCACTGGTGTTGTTTACGGATTCTATGAAGATGCAAACTACAAGTACCTAGATGTTAAGGTAACTGCTGGACCTTGGGCAATTACTGATAACGTTGTAGGTGCTACTAACTCTACAACTGCTCAGATTAGTGCTATTGAAGATCGTATTCATGTTATTGATCTTAAGGGTACGTTTGAAGATAATATTCCATTCAAGGGATATGATTCAGGTAAGACAGCACAACCTGCAGGATCATTCTTGAAGAACGAAGCTGCTGTACTTGATAACACAGGTGGTACTTTGACAGTTGATACTGAGACACTTCTTGGATCATTTGAACTTAACTCTGTTGTTTATCCAGAGTCTTCCAGACAGTATCTTGATGTTATTAAATACGCTGGTCTTGATATTGGCGTTGGTTCTAAGATTGCATCTGTAGGATACATTCGTTTACAAGTTAGCATTATTAGCAACTTAAATGTATTCACTGTTGGTAATAGACTTTATAAGGTTGTATCTGGTATTCAGGATCCTAATACATACGCAATTATTACTGAAGTTGATCTTGATAATAATTACATTTACGCAATAGAGTATCAAGGAAATCCTTTCCAAAATGGTGATGTTATTGGAGACTATGGTCTATCATCTAACTTCCCAGTTGGATACGCAACTATTACAACTAAGGTAACTACTGCTGGTGCTGCATCTGCTGTCGTTCAGGGTATTAAGACGGTTGGTACTCTGAAGAGATTATATCTTTCAGATATTAACGGTACATTTAGTACTAGAGATGCTATTAAGAGTATTGATGGATATAAATCTGTTATCTCTATTAAGGGTGATCTTAAGGCACGTGTTAAGCGTTCATTCAAAGGATTTGATGGTACACAGACCACGTTCAACCTATCACAGAACAATGGCACCAGCTACCTCCCAGACCCCGAAGGACACCTCTTAATATTCATTAATGGTATATTGCAACCTCCAGGTGCTACAAACGCATACACAGCGTTCTCTAACCAGATTCAGTTTACTGAATCACCAGAACTAGGAGCATCCTTCACAGGATTCTACGTAGGTAAGTTGAGACAGTTAGATGATATTTCATTCGACTTTGACTCTTTACGTCAGTCATTCAACCTCAAGCGTAATAATGTATTCTACTCCTTGACTCTGACTGAAGGTGTTCAATCATCTACTATACGTCCAGAGAATAATATTATTGTTTCACTGAATGGTGTTATACAGGAACCTGGAATTGGATTTGAGATTGTTGGTTCAAGAATTATATTCTCAGAAATACCTCGTGTAGGATCTACATTCGTTGCGTTCTCATACGTTGGTTCTGAGGCAGACGTTGATGCTGCTGAAATCGTACCTCCTGTAGAACCAGGCGATTTCATAGATATACAGGGTGAAACAGAAGCAAGAGAAGTTGCTGTTATTGAATCTTCTAACTCCTTGATTACCTTCGATTATCTTGGATCTGTATTCGGTCAAGATGCTAGTGCAAGTGCTGCTCTAACTTCTGGATTTATTAAGAGTGTACAGGTTACTGCAGGTGGATCAAGTTATACAACTAGACCAACTGTAAGAGTTGACTCTATATCTGGTTTTGAAGGTAATATACGTGCTCTAGTTGGTGTTGCTGGTGTTGAAATTAGTAATCCTGGATCTAATTATCAGAACCCAGATATCGCAGTTGAAACTACTGTACCAGACGATTGGACTGCTCCTGACTTATCATCTTATGGTGAGGAAGAAGTTGACCCCGAAACCCCCATAAATAACTAAAAAATTATAGCGAGAAATGGCTAAACAATCACTAGGTCTTGGAACCGCAGCTAATGATAATACAGGTGATACACTCCGTGTTGGTGGTGACAAGATTAATGATAATTTTGATGAACTGTATACTGCATTAGGGAATGGCACTAACTTAACAGTTAGTGTTACAAACCCTGCTGTAGGACAAGTATTACGCTACAACGGTTCCACATTCCTCCCTTCAGATTATACAAACTTAACTGCAGCATTAGATGTAAATGGAAATTCTATCATATCCACGTCTAATGGAAACATTAATATCGCTCCAAACGGAACAGGTGATATTACTCTTGGTGTTGGAAGCATCACTTCTACTTTTGATGGTGCCACTGGTGAGATCGATTTACCGACTAAGGTAAAATATAAGAACGAATTTGCCAATATTGGTTCTGCTCCTGCAGCAGCAACTTATACTGGTTATTTCTATACTGTTGATGGTGACGATAATCCATACGTAAACATTAATATTACAGCAGGTGGTGCTGGTGATGTGAGAGCAAAACTAGCAACACAATATTCTAGTATTGATCTTTTAGCAGACGTTGATACTACAACTACTGCACCTACAGCAAACCAAGTTCTAAAATGGAATACTGGTACAAGTAAGTGGGTTCCAGGAGATGACAATGCAGGTGTAAGTTCTGTAAACTTATTTGCCACGATTGCTGGTGATACTGGTAATACAACTGCTGATTCTGCTACAGACACATTAACTGTTACAGGTGGAACTAATATTGCTACTGCTGTTGTTGGTGATGTTCTAACAATTAACTTTGATGGAACTCTAACTACAACATTTGCTGCCTTAACTGATACAGATACATCTGGTATCACTCAAGGTGATTCATTATTCTTTAATGGAACTAACTGGGTTCCTGTACGCAGTCCAATTACTTGGTGGGAAATAAATGCTAACGGTCAGGCAGATTACACTGTAACTGGTCCTGGGTTTAGTGGCACAGTAAATGATCCTACATTCTATGTTTATAGAGGGTTCACTTACGCTTTTGATAATTCAGTTCAGGGTAGTGGACATCCTTTCAGGATTCAGTCTACTCAAGGATTATCTGGCACACCATATACTACTGGTCAAAGTGGTAGTGGAACTACTGTATTATACTGGACTATCCCTATGGATGCTCCAACAACACTGTATTATCAGTGTACTCTCCATGCAGCAATGCAAGGAACAATAAACGTTGTAAGTTAATATAAATGACAAGAGTTGTCCCTGGTACTGGTGCCGACATTGAACCGATTTTTGATGAATTTTTCGGTGTTCGTGCAGTCAGAGTTATAAGTGGAGGATCTGGATATACATCATCCGATCCCCCACGTTTGACTGTTACTGGTTGTGGTACACCAGATGAGGAAGCACTTCTTGCAGCTATTATTGATGATGATTCTGGTAGAATTATACACGTTCGTGTTCTTAATAGAGGAAAAGGATATGATCCTCTAAGATTACAAATTGTACCAGAACAAGAAACTCCTAATGTCGTAAATTCATTTGATATTAGAAGGATATTTCAAAATCATCCTAACAGTCCTACAACTGCAACATTCGGTACAACAGGTACTCCTCCTAAATCTACAGATAGGTTAACCATAGTATCTGATAACTCTCCTAAGCCATCTCAGATCATGTTGACTGAAAGGCAACCTGGAGGTTCAGGTGATATTGTAGACAGAAATTTCAATCAGGAATTCATTTATAGGGGTGGTAAGGATGTACCTAACCCAGGCACTAGAGAAGAACAAAATAATAAAGTATTAGGTATATTAGCAAACGGTGGTCTGCTTCATACTCCTGAATGGGGAACTGTAGGTGGTGCACCAACAAACTTTTCTATTGATACGGTAAAACATCACAATGTTATGACCGCAGGGTCATTAACTTATAATGCTATTCTCGAAGGTAATCAATGGTATTATCAAAACAGTAATGTTATTAAAGAGTTTGATAATGTTAATGGTGTATTTGAGTGGGGTAAATTAAGACCTTTTACTTGGAAGATTAAATCAGAATTTGATAATGTATTACTTAACGTTACTCTTCCAGATGAATCTATAGGACAATTTGAAGTTGGTAGATATGTTGATGAGGTAGGTGGTACTGCTAGAGGTGAAATTGCTAAGATTGTTAGAGATAATCAAAATGCTGTAAGTAGAATATATCTTCGTAATGTATCTGGAGATGCCTTTACTGATACTGATCTATGTTTAGGATCTAACGGATTCCAATTTAGAGTTAACGGTGCACCAATTACATTCCCTAATGGTATTTTCTATATTGATTTTGGAGATGAAGCAGATGAATTTGGACCATTTGTTCCAGGAACCTATTATATGTCTCCTGAGAATATTCAGGTACAAGCAAATTATTTAATTATCTGGGATCAATCTGATGCAAGTAATGGTATTACTGGTACTCATGCTCAAGGGCATCCAATGCACTTTAGTACGACTCCAGATGGTCCTTTAAATACGACTGCAAGTCCAGCAGGTACTTTATACTATAATAGTACAGGTGTAACTCAAGCACCATCAGCAGATTACGAGAATAATTTCCAACCTCTATTCATAATGAATGGAGATGAAACAAACAAGATTTATTATCATTGTGCACATCATCGTTATATGTCTGGATATACAGGTGATGAAGGTTATATGATACTGAATACCACTCCAGATACTTCTGCACGTCCTAATAATTATTATCATACTGGATATTATCAATCAGATTCAAATGATCCAAATACGATTGATCTTTCAAGACATGTAGATGGACACTCTAAGATATTGGGTATGTCCTATGATGGATATCCAATTTACGGTCCTTGGGGATATAATGCTAGTGGTACTGTAGCAAGAGAGACCTCTGGATTTAGATTAAGAACTACTGCTGAACTTCCAGGTACTAGACCTGAAGTTGTTACTGCAAGTACAGTAACTTATACAGTTGCTATAGCGAATAACAAGTTTACTTTTGATGGTGGTTCTCCTGCATTCTTAAATCTTAAGAGAGGTAAGACGTATGTCTTTAATCAGAATGATGCAACTAATGTTAATAATCAATTATTAATATCATCAACTGAGGATGGATGGCACGCAGCATTAGTTGGTAATACTGACTTTGTTTGGGCTGGTGCAGCAGGTGGAAACAGTGGTACTACTTACCAATTAGATGGTGCAAATGTAACCTATGCAGCATATATTGCTGGATTTAATGCTGCTACTGCAAGATCTATTACATTTGCAGTTCCTGTAGATGCTCCTAGTTTACTTTATGTCTTTGCTTATAATACTGCTAGTGCTGGTGTAAGAACAGTTCAGGAAGGTTATATCCTCGGAGATTTAACACAAGATTATATTTGGGATACTTCTACTGGTACTCTTGATGCTTATAATGGTAGATTTGCAGTAACTCCTGAATATCCAAATGGAACTTACTGTTATTATATGACTGAGGATGGTTCAGGTGATCCTACATATCCTTATGCTATTGGACCAAAATATTATGGAGTTCCTTATTTTGAAGGTGATACACTTCCAGCATTATCAACTAATTTCCCTGAAGGTGCTGAAGGAAATATTGTATTAAGTACTGATAATCCTGGTCAAATATCTTATATTAAGATGACCCAAAAGGGTGATAATTATTTCGGACCTGCTGCTGCAAGAATATTAGGTGGTCAAGGTACAGGTGCGACTGGTAGTCCTGTTGTACAAACTGTTACTGGTTTATCACTATTAAATGCTGGTAGAGAATATGCTAGTCCTCCAACACTTATCTTTGAAGGTGGTGGTGGACAAGGTGCTGAGGGTGCTGCTCAAATTGATAAACTAGGTAAAGTTACAAGTATTAATGTTGTAGATCAAGGTGAGTTCTATCAAGAAGCACCATATGTTTTAATCACTGGTGGCGGTGGTATTGGTGCTAGAGCAGAAGCAACTATTAGTCAAGGTGCTGTTACTGGTATTAATATTACTGAACCTGGTACTGGATATACTTCTGCACCAAATATTATCTTTACGAAGTTAGTTCAATTAAAACGTAAGACTAGAGCAAGACAGGCATATAATTCTACTGCTATATTCTTAACAGGTTTAGTTAAGAACGTTACTGCAAATGATAGTAATATATTTGTAAACTCTACAGATGCTTATCCAGGATCTGGTACTCTTATTCTGAATAAAGAGACTATTACATATACTTCTAAGACTGCAGGTAAGTTTACTGGTTTAACTAGAGGTGTTAACTTCAATTATGACCAAAGGGTTATTCTTGATGCTGGTCAGAATGACAGTAATGGAAATTCAACTTATCAGTTTGATGTTGGTGATAGAGTTATTAGAAAAGTTGAAAATGCTAATAACAAGGTTGCTAAAGTATATGACTGGGATCCTACAACTAGAGAACTTCTAGTTACATTTGAAGTTGATGAATTAGCATTTATTGATGGTGGTATTCCATCTACTGAAGATGCGATTGTTCAGTTTGATGCTGGTGTTGCAGATGCTTCTGCTGCTGGTGTATTACCACATACAGTTCTTGATTCTACTGGTGATAGTATTGCTACATTGACAGTTCCTATAGGAACTTTACAAGATAAGAAATTTGAAGATATTTTACCAACTGCTGCAGGTGATGGTATTCCTGATTTGGTAAATACTAATACTACGTTCTTGAATCAAATATCACTTGATGGTGGTATTTTCAGTTCTCTTTATGGTATTGAGGAAACTCAGGGTGGTACTAATACAACTCTATTCCAAGTTGGAGATAATATCAAAGATGGTAGTATTCCATTCAAGTATGCAACTATAAGTGCTGCAGGTGGACTCTCAGAGGGTGTAGAACATACAGCACTAATTAACATATATGTTGATTTAGTAAAAGATAATAATGGTGCAAACTTCTCTGTTAATGAAGTTGTAACAGGTGCAATCTCTGGTGTACAAGGAACTGTTGTTTCATGGGCACCTTCAGATGGATTGTTAATAGTTAAGGATATTATTCCTTACAATACTAATAATATAAACGTTGGTATTGCTGGATATCTTTATGAATTCTCAGAGAAGAATAGTATTGTAGATTTTGTTATTCAAAATCCAGGTACTAACTATTCACTACCACCTGTTGTTGCTATTGAAAACACAGGTGATATACAAGCAACTGCAACTGCGGTACTAACTGCTGCAGGAGACCAAGTTGCATCATTAACTGTAACTAATGGTGGATATGGTATTCCACAAACTGTAGATGGAACTTATGCGATTCATCCAACAGTAACCTTCACAAATGCTTCTGGTGATACAACTGGTGCTAATGCTGCTGCACAGGCAGTTTTAGGTGGAGAAAAGATTAATGGGAACGGTGGTGCGTCTTATAGAATCAAGAGAATTGATTACTCAGCAACTGTTCGCTCGAAATAGGCATAAATAAACAGGAGGACAATAGTCTTAGGAAATGGCAGCTCTATTAACTGATCAATTTAGAATTTTTTCTGCGAAGAAATTCATTAAAGCTTTAGAAGGTCCAGATGCAACCCAAAGCGATACAGCTGCTGGTGCAACAAGAGATCGTCTATATCTATTCATTGGAAGACCGCAAAGTTGGGATAATGAAAACGCACCGCCTCAAGCGGTAGATTCATTCTCTGAATTTTCAGGGTCTTATGATGACATGGTATCTTTGAAGCGTGTACTCGCTTCTGACACCGTACAGGTTGTACGTAGGATTGACTGGGTATCCCCAGAACAAACTACTGGTGGTTTAGGATTTACTTATGACATGTATCGTCATGATTATTCTCCAAGTAAGACTGCTGCTTCTGGTGCAACTAAACTATATGATTCTGATTTTTACGTTGTAAACTCTCAGTATCAAGTTTATAAGTGCATCTATAACGGTACATCACCTAGTGATCCTAACGGTAAACCTTCTACCGTTGAACCTACAGGTACTTCAACTTCAATCATTACTACTGGTGATGGTTATAGATGGAAGTATATGTACACTATTCCTGTTGCTTCTGTTCTTAAATTCTTCTCTAACGACTATATGCCTGTGTTTACCAACGCAGCAGTTCAAACGAACGCAGTTGCTGGTGAGGTTGATACTGTAGTTATTAACGCTGCAGGTTCAGGATATAATAACGGAACTTATGATAATGTTGCTATTAACGGTGACGGCACTGGTGGTCGTGTCAGTATTGTGGTTGATGGAGGTAAAATTATCTCTGCTACTGTTACTTCTGGTGGTACTGGGTATACTTTCGGTAAGATTTCTGTGGATAATATTACAGGTATTGGTACTGGTACTTCTGGTCAGGTGGATGTTATCATTCCTCCTCCAGGTGGTCATGGGAAGGACTCGGTAGTTGAACTTGGTGCTTTTAGAACCATGATCAACGCTAAGTTATCATATGATGAAGGTGCGGGAGATTTCCCAGTTGATAACGACTATCGTCGTATTGGTTTGATTACAAACCCACTTAAGTTTGGTACTGCTGAACTGATATCTGATTTGACAGTTTCAGCAACAAAGGCGGTGATATTCTCACCAACTTTCCAAGGTAATTATGTTCCTGATGAAATTATTACTCAAACAAGAGTTGTAGGTGGTACTAACGTTACTGCTCGTGGTAGGGTTATTTCTTGGAATGCAACAACTAAAGTTCTGAAATATTATCAGAACGCAGTTGACGGTATCTTCCCAGAAGTTACTGGTACACAAAATGAGTTTGACGGATCTAACGTTGTTAGTGGTGCAACCTCTGGTGCTGCTGGTGCACCTGATGTTAACTTCCCCGCAGTTCCTAACTCATCTGCAAGGACAATTAACAACACTGAGTATGACTTAGGTATGAAATTTAATAATGGTTATGCGAAACCTGAGATCGAATCAAATAGCGGTGACGTTGTTTACATAGATAATAGGAGATCCATTAGTCGTGCAAACGACCAGGTAGAAGATATTAAAATCGTAATCGAGTTCTAATCGAATGGCACAAAATACTAATTTAAACGTAACACCGTATTACGACGACTTTGATAAAACGAAAAACTTTTATCGAGTGCTGTTCCGTCCTGGCTTTCCAATTCAGGCAAGGGAACTTACTACTATGCAGAGTGTTCTGCAGAATCAGGTAGAGAATGTCGGTTCGCACCTATTTAAAGATGGTGCAATGGTTATACCAGGTCAAGTTGGTTATGACTTGGAAGTTCAAGCAATTATGCTTCAGGAGTCTTTCTTGGGTGCTGACGTTGAATTATATCGTAGTCAGCTAACAGGTAAAATTATTACAGGTTTGACTTCAGGAGTTAAAGCAAAAGTACTTTATAGTATATCTGATACTGAATCAGATAAAGGTTATATCACATTATATGTTAAGTATATTGAGTCTGGTGGTACAGGAAATACACAATCCACTTTCTCTAATAACGAACAGTTAATTACTGATACAGAAATAACATTTGGAACTACTCTGATTGAAATTGGTTCACCATTTGCTCAGTTACTACCAACAGGTGCATTACAGATTGGATCTGTTGCTTATGTGCAAGAAGGTGTCTACTTCATTAGAGGATTCTTTGTTGATGTAGCATATCAATATATCTTACTCGATCAATATGGAAGCAACCCATCATATCGTATTGGTCTCGACATACAGGAATCCATCATCACTCCTGAAGATGACCTCACACTCAACGATAATGCTGCTGGAACATCTAACTATGCTGCTCCTGGTGCTCATAGATTTAGAATCACCACAAAGCTGGTCAAGAAACTTTTAACAGATGATGCTGATAAAGATTTCATCGAACTATTACGTATCAATGAATCTAAAGTAGAACAGTTAGTTGATCGTAGTGCATTTAATGAATTAGAAAGATCACTTGCTACTAGAACATATGAAGAGTCAGGTGATTATGTTGTAAGAGATTTTGATATTAACTTAAGAGAGAACCTAGATGATGGGTTCAATAATGGTGTATATGGTGCTGGTGCTACTACTGCTGATGGTAATACTACTGCAGAGAGCATGTATGCAGTTGAGTTTGGTCCTGGTACTGCTTATGTAAGAGGTTATAGAACTAAAACTTTATCTCCAACATATGTTGATCTTGATAAACCACGTGATACCAATTCATTACAGAATACTATCATTCCATTTGAGGTTGGAAACTCAGTAAATATCGAAAATATCTACGGTTTTCCTAATGCTACTGGATCTACACTTAGTAATGCATATCAAAAGACAGAATTAAGAGACGCATTTAGTAGTTCTCCTGGATCAGGTGCTGGTAATATTATCGGACTTGCTAGGATACTTACTTGTGAACATGCTAATGATCCTAACTCTACGTTTGGTGATGCAGATGATGTCTATAAGACAGTATTATTTGATGTTCAGATGTTCACCATCTTGGATATGAATACTGCTCAGACAATCGCTGCAGGTTCATTAGTAGTTGGTAAGACTTCAGGTGCAAGAGGTTATGTAACAGAGGCATTCTCAGCTGCAGATCATATTGATCTTTACCAAGTTGAGGGTAATTTTGTTGCAGGTGAAATGATTACTGTTGATGGATTAGATAAAGATACTGTAACTACTATACACACATATTCATTCTCCGATACACGTCAACTTGTTTCTAAGGATGAGTCAACTAATGCAACAGAATTTACTGCTGACATTATATTAGAAGATGCTTTAGGAGTACAAGGTAGTACATTTACATATGATGCTACAGGTAGTGCAGAGAAAATTACTGGTTTACAATCAAACTTTGCATTAGATTTAAGACCAGGTGATAGAATTTACTTTAACAATACTCAATATGTTGATGTTGATTATGTAAACCCTAATTCTCTACCTACTACAGGTATTGGATCCATTTTTGATTATACTGCTTCAACAGGACAGACAGTTAAAGTTACTCCTCCAGGTGGCGGTGCAGCACCTTCTGCAGGTACTTACACAAGTTTATTAAGGTATCGTGCAAGATTAAATGATGCACAGAATGCTGATCTATTCAGCCCAATGCCTAAGAAGTATGTTAAGAGTATTTCTGATGAGTCAATGGTTGTAAGGAGAACATTTGATTCTCAGACTGTTGCTTCTAGTTCTATATCAATTACTCTCCCAGAGAACGAACAGTTCCAAGCAATTACAAATGAGAACTACACTATGACTGTAATGGCAGTTAGTGGTAGTGGTTCACCTCCAGCAGTAGGTTCTGAATTACCTTTGAATACTACTAACTCTGGTGCTCTTAGTTATACAACATTCACATCTAGTGATAGAACTACTTTACAGGTTGATAATCTAACAGATATTACATCCGTTAAGGTAACTGGTACTATCTCTAAGAACGTTACTACTAGAAAAACTAAGTCTGGAAACCAGATGTTTGTTCTTAAAGTAGATAAGACTATTCAAGATCTTGATAAGCAAAATTATAATTTAGTTTACTCTAATCTTTACGGTAATAGAATTGAAGATAGAGATGTTTCTCTAGGACTTGCTGACTGCTATAGATTACATGCAGTCTATGAATCATTAGATGATAATGATCCAATTCTACCTTCAGTAACACTTGTAGAACCAGTGTTCTTTGCAACAGGAAGTATTGTAACTGGTAAGACATCTAAAGCAAGAGCAAAGGTTGTTGACTTTGCCTCTGGTAATTTAAAACTAACACTCGTTTACTTAGACGGAACATTCGTTGCTGGTGAAACGATTGATGGTTTTGATAGTAATAATACTGCAATTTCTGCAATTATTAATGATAGTTCAGGATCTGTTGTAGTAGGATCTAAAGTTATTACTGACAACTATTACCTAGAAGTCAATCAAACTGGATTCTTATATGATATTTCTAAGATTGTTCGTAAGAAAGGTGTTGCAACACCAATTAGAAAATTAAAAATAGTTGTTGATTACTATACACACTCTGCAACTGGTGATTATTTCGGTGGTCAATCTTATCTGAATACTAGTTACTCAGATATTCCATTCTATACTTACCTATTCCTAGCAGATTTCTTAGACTTCAGACCAGGAGTTAAGAATCTATACAGTGGAACAGGTACTGTAGCATCTCCAGCATATGTAAATGCGTCTACTTTTGACTTTAATTCAAGAGTATTCAATGTATCTGGATCACCTAATGCTACTTTATTCGATATTCCTAAGTTAAATACCGATTTCCGTTGTGATTTTGATTGGTATTTACCTAGAACTGACAAAGCATTTATTACACCTGACGGTGAGTTCCAAATTATTAAAGGAAAATCTGCTGAGGCACCACAAGAACCTGATGATCTTAAAGATGGTATGCTTTTAGCAACCATTAACCATAAACCATATGGTTTCAACCCTGAAGATGACGTTGCTATTGTAAGATCTGATAACAAACGCTTTACTATGCGTGATATCGGTGGTTTAGAACGTAGATTAGATCAGGTTGAGTACTATACTTCATTAAATTTACTTGAAACAGATACCTATAATACTAAAATTATAGATGCTGATGGTAAAGATCGTTTGAAAAATGGATTTATCGTTGATGATTTCTCAGATCATGGTAAATCTGATGTTTCTAATGAGGACTTTGCTGCTGCATTAGACTTTACAGAAGGTTATTGCCGTGCATCTCACTACACTACTAACATAGGTGTTGAAATTAATGCATCATTATCTACCAATTATACACAAACTGGTCCTGCATTAACTCTTCCTTATACAGAGAAGAAGATTATTGACCAACCATATGCTTCAAGAGTTGAAAATATCAACCCATTCAACGTATTTACTTACATTGGACGTATTGATTTAACTCCAGCATCTGATGACTGGTTAGATACAAGAAGACTTCCAGTACAAGTTACTCAAATTGAAGGTGATTTCAGAGCAGTTTCTTCTGAATTGAGAGTTGACCAAAATGGTTTTGCTCCTGTTCAGTGGGGTGCATGGAGAGATCAATGGACTGCTACTCGTACAATATCAAGTAGAACTGTTAGAAATAATCATTGGTTAAGAGAAGACGTAGGTCGTTCACCTAATGCTTGGGTATGGGGTGGTCGAGGAATGCGTCGTGTTAATAGGG